ATTTTGATTTCCCTGAGCGCAGCACCACCACCTATCCGGCGAAACGCCATATGTGCCATCAACAGTATTGAACGCCAAGACGAAATTATTCGTCGCACTAACAACAATTTTTGCTTTTGGTGCGCCCGCAATCGCAGCAAAACTCCCAGATGATGACGATTGCATAGTATCTGCAAGATTTGAAGCGACAGTAGTATCAGCAAACTGGCAAAAAGACCATCGCGTTTCTGTTCCTCCTGTATAAACGCCTGCGCTCCTGTCAACCCATGCCGCACTGACAAGCTCATAAATTTTTGTACTTGTCCCGGCAAAAAAACGGCGCGTCCCATCAAGTTTTACCGTGACAACCGCGCCGTTACAAGGGGCAGCAAGAGCTGGCAGCATTACAGAAACAGCAGAAGGCGCTCCACGAAAACCGCTTTCATGCGGAATAAAATGATCGCAATCGGTCAAAATGCCGGGCGTCGTTTTGTTCGCGTCTGGCGCGAATCCAATCAAAGGCGTCATTTACGCACTCGGATAGTCAACGGTGATCCACTAGAAATCGCGCGCTTGTCGTTAGCATCGGCCAGCCTTACCGCTTGCGTATAGAGCAATCCCCAATAGTTCGCGCGCTCATCGTTAAGCAAATACTGGTAGCCAGATACCAACGACCCATACAGGTAAATGTTTGGGTTCTTGGTCAGCATCCAGTTAGTTATCGATGTTTGCAACGGCGGAATTTTGGCGTAATACTTAATGGCAATCTGAACTGGTGTCGTGCCTGGCGTAGGACTCAACAGAATAACATCGCCTTCAATCGCGTATTTCCATATCCTTGATCCGATGCGCTTGGAATTCTCGCGGATAACATCAGCCGTCGATAGCTCAAGCGGCAGGCCATCGATATTCAATTCCTTGAATTCCAGCCAGTCAGAGGGCAGCGCTACTTCCTGAACGCCAGGCGTTGCGGTAAGCGTTGCAGAAACAATGCCCTGACGAATGCGTATCTGATCGTCCATGCGCGACTCAGCAATGCGGATAAAGTCCGGTATAACCGAGGCCAAGTCTGACCTGTTCATCCATGACGCTATGGACGCCACCAAATCCGTGTAATTTGCAAGCGCCATTATGTTTTCTTCAGGTATCGGTCAAACATCACAAAAGCCGGGTTTTGTTGAAAGAATTTCTGAATTGCTTTTCCCCTTTCGTCGCGCCCTTTGATGGTCAAAATCCGCGCATAGAATGCTGGCGGTATATGCCCTATCAACTTCCCGCTACCCCAATTCTGGCCGGCAGTTTGTTGTCTAGCAGATGCCGCATAATCAAGGTGCGGCTGCGCATCGAAAGACTGCTGGATAACAATTTGATCATCGCCCTCGAAATGCGTTATTTCCTTCACGCCATCGTGAACGCCTTCGTCAATCTTGAGTATCGTCATTGTCTTAATGGGGAGCCTTGCGGCCCCCCACCCTTCATTACGGCGTCAAATCGGCAATCTTAAATTGCGCTTGCTCGGAAGTGACCCGAACAGTCGCATCAACAAGCACCTGCTCTTTAATGCTATCGCCGGTTTTTGCCAGCGGATCGCTACGGAAACCACGCAGATACACGGCATCGCAGTAATCCACGTTGAGGCCGAAAACCGTCGTTGAGCCAGCCATGATGTAGTGCGGGACAACTTGAATCTCGCCAAAGTCGCTCATATACACATCAGCGCCGCCAACAACGCGCCCCTGCTCTTTTTTGTTCACCTGATAGCGGTTTACCGCGATACCCGTAAAGCCGCTGAACGTGACTTTATGGCTAGGCGATGTAACCAGCATTTCAGGTACTTCGCCGCACGCGGTGTACGTGTTTTGCGCGGCGGTTTTCAGCAGCGTTTCAGTAAACGCACGATTGGTGCCTGCGGTAACTGCTACCGTAGGAGCGCCAGACGTATGTGCCGCCGTAGCACCAGCGCCGTTATGCAACGCGTTGGTGTAAATCAACACGCCCAATCCGCCAGCCTTGGCAGCAGCCGCGCCGTTACCAGCAACTGCAACGTTAGAGCTAAGAATCATTTGCTCAATGTCGCGCTGCAATTCCTTGTATGCCTTGGCTTTGTGGTAAGCCATAGCAGACTTCAGTCCGGCCTTGTCCACTTGCTCGACGCGCCCCGACACCGCGATGGTGTCTTGGAAAATCTGGCAGATGTTCGCCACGCGCAACGGTGGGGTTTTGTTCGTTGGCGTTGCGTCATCGCCGTCGATCGCGGCATTGTCCTTGTTCGGCGTGCGCATGGAGTCGCGCTGCCATTCATGGAGCGTGTTTTTCGCCATCGCTTTACCGAAGGACGAAATTACCGGCGTCTTGATGGGCGAGGTATTGGTGATCTTGTCGATCAAATCCTCGCGTACGTTGGTACCCGCATCGTAGCGGTCATACAGGTTGGTTGGTTGTGCCATGTTTGCAGTTCCTTAATTTATTGATTTAGATAGGCTGCCAAATCATTAAGCGTGGCTTTCCCCGTGGAAAACCGCTGCGTTAATGCCTTGGCGCGTTGCTCACTTCTAGGTGTGGTTTGGCGTTGTGCCGGTAGTCGCGGCGCTTCGGTCGCTTTCTTGGTCACTGCCGGTTTTTCTTTCTGCAACTCGCGGTATGCTGCGGCGTCGCGCATGATGCGCACCAGAGTCGGGTCGTTTACCTTTGCAAGCTGTGCAGCGGTAACTGAATAATCGCTGCTCATTACATCGAAAATCTTTTTCAACTTGGGCGGATCAATGCCCTCTTTAGTCAAGACTTCCCACGTTTGCTTGTAAGCCCGTGTTTCTGCCTCTTTTTGCGCGGCTTGTTGCTTAGCAAACTCGCCTTGCACGCCTTGCTCAAGTTGGGCAAGAATGCCGCTGATAGCACGCTCGCGCTGCTGCTCCAAAACCCATTGCGCCGGGTCAGTGGAGGCAAGCTGGGCCATTTCTTCAGGCGTTTTAAGCCCGCTTACTTGGCGTATGGCAAGCTGTGCAATTTGCGACTGTTGCAGGTAATGCTGCTGCTCCTGAACAAGCCGTTCGGCTACTTTGGTTGTGACATCACGCTCACGTTCTGCAAGCTGCTGCGTTTTGCGCGTGTAGTCGGCCTGGCGTTGATAGCCAGATATCAATTCTTTTTCGTCAACCTCTACGGTTGTATCGGCACCTGATTCGTCCTTGATTGGGACTTTGAATTTAAGACTTGCTTTAGCGGGTTCGTCGGCTGGCTTTTCATCGCCTTCCGTTTCTTCGTCGCTTTCAGTGTCATTGGTGGCTTCGTCCTTCTGCTGCTCTTCCGTTTCGGCCTTGTCCGTTTGGGTGGCTTCGTCGGTTTTTGCTTCTTCCTTTTTCTCGGTTCCGTCGCTGTCAGCGGCCGGGTTATCCATAAGGAACGAGGCAAGCGAGTCGATAGATTCCGATTCCGTTACAACGGTTTGTTCGGCTTGATCCATGACGTAATTCCTTTCGTCTAAACCACCCCCCTCTTGCCAAGGGTGGCTACGGCGCGCATCACTGCGGAGGCCAAAATCCAGCGGGCAAGCGCTGGCAGTGCGGTATTACCCTGAAACCTTTCTAATCCCGCGCCGTAGCGCCGATTCGTTGCGAAGCTCGTTCAATTCAATGCGCCGCTGCGCATCCTTGCCGCGTTCGACGTAGCCGCGCAGGATGCCCTCAAATTTGTCCGTCATTTTGGCAAGTTGAAGTAGGAGTAACTGTCCCTCTTTATCGCGCACAGGGCAAGATTTCCATTGCTCAATGACCTGAGCCTTCAAAGAACGCATAGCTTCCTTGTAGGCCTCGTTTTCGAGAACCTGGGACGCCTCTATACCTGCTTGGGCGAATCGTTCTTCGTTCATAAAATCCCCGATTGAATCATAGCGATAATCACTTCTTCGTCATCGTCGTCTATCTGGCCTATTGCCTGAATATTAGGCAATAATATAGCAATTTGCGCAAGAAAAACGGAATAAACGTCTAATTCTTGCGATAAATCCGGCAGAACTGGCCTTTGCGCCAACCACCGGTCAAGAAGTGCTTGTAATTCATCCTCGCCGCCACCAGAAAGCACCACCTCTGCGGCCTTGGCTTCGATAGCCTTAGCCCGCTTGCGCGCGTTCTTGGTGGCAGGTTTTGCAGACAGAAGGGCGGAGTTTTCTCGCTCAACTTCGCGCCTGGCGTCCAGAATCCTTTGTAATATCGGTTTGCGGTTTACTTCCTGGACGTGGTGACGCGTTTCACGTGAAACATGGCCGCCCATCTCGAATCCAGGGCCGCCTGCACCGGTAGAATCACCAAAGACAGAAATATTGCCGGTCGATAAATTCTCTTCACTACCGGACAGTGCCGCAGCAATCTGCGCCGCAAGCTGCCCTTGCGTAACGGCATATTGAATACCGGAAATAGGCACAACCGTGCCGGATGCAGGGCTTACAGTGCCTTGCTCACCATTTTCAACCGAACCGCTAAGGCCCAAGCTGGCCGTAAGCGATAAATTGCCCTGAACGTAGCTTTCAACATGGCCAAACATGCCCACCGTGATCGTTGGTGACAGATTGCCAAACGAGAAAACCTCGCCTTGTCCGTGCTGCGATGGCGTTCCGGCAGTAATAGTGCCCTGTGCCAGCGTTTCCAGTGCGCCGGTTAGCGCTGATACCACCGAGGCCGACAAAACACCGCCAACAAGCGTATAGCCCTGCCCAACAAGCTGAACTTGTATCGAATTTGACGGACTTACGTTGCCTTGCGACAGCGCATCTACTTGTCCGGTTAAGCTAGCGGTAAGGGATTTCCCTACAGAGCCAGAAGCGCCGCCAATTTGCTGCCCTGCTACGGATGCTGTAGCAGACAATGACAGCAGGCCCGCAGAATTTACAGCGGATTGGCCCGATACGCCGGAATTGACCAGCGCCCCGAATTGCCCTTGCGCTTGACTAAGTGCCTGCCCGGAAAGCTGTACGTTTGTCGCCGATGTCGGCGTTACCGTGCCTTGGGCGTGCGCTTGCTGCTGGCCTGATAGCTGCGCGGCCAGTTGCGCGGCAAGCTGGCCTTGGGTTAATGATTCCGATGCGCCAGTCAGCGCGACCGTTACCGCAGCCGCGAGCAATCCGGCAGTTAACGCCTTACTTTGCCCAGACAAGGAAATAGTTACGCCGCCACCGCTCGGCGACTCGATACGGCCTTGGTCAATCCACCCAAACGGCAATGCCGCATCATCAAACCATGCGAGTGGATTGCCTAGCTCATCAAATGGCCCAATTAAAGGCATTCATTACCAAGTATAAACGATACAATAACC